AAGAAATCACCCTAAACACCGGATACGTCCGCTAACCAACCAACCAACCAACCAAGAAAAGGAAACCAAAATGAACACAACCAAAATCGCAAACGTCACAATCATCGGACGAAGCCACACCCACAAAGGAAAACACGACTGCACAACCCCAACCCTTGTTTCATTCCAAAACGGGTTCAAACTGTTCCACCACATCAAAGGAACAAACAAAGGAATCTTCCTAAACATCACCAACTGGTTCTGGAAGCCCGAAGAAGGTTTCTACGGACTGTTTGAAATCAGAACAATGGAAATGGCCCTAACAGACTTCTTCGACTACACAACCTTTGATGACGAACTAACCGGACACGTCTACTACCTAGCAGGTTACTAATGATAAAACTACTAACAACGCTCTACGTTGGAACCTGGTTACTCGTAGACCTACCAATCGGGGTTGCAATGATAATCCCAGCTGCAATCATCCTAGCCATCCCAAAATCGTGGCAAAAATGAAAAAACTAAACCCAGACACAATCCAAATGGTTGACCAAGAAATCAAAAACTATTTGAAACAAGTTGACAACTTGCAGTCTGTCGAAGCCGCATCAGACGAATGGTATGCCCAAGTTCGCAAAATCCAAGCCCTATACCAACTACTAAAAAGCACAACCGGACTAAGCGAATACAAACTAGACGACCTTATCTTCAACAAAACCAACACCAGCAGCTATTGGTTACCCAATGGCGACATCAGAAAGGAACACCCGTGAAAAGTAACGGACAAATCAAACACCAAGCAACAATGGAAGAACGCACCCGCCTAAACCTGGTTGTGTCATCACAAATCATTGAGCTGCAACACCGAATCGAACACAGCAACAACGAATTCATCAAACAAGCGTGGACAATCGCCATCATCGAACTAATGGAAATCCAACGCCTAACCAACCACCCAATGAAAGAAGTCGCATAATGTCAACACAAGACTGGCGTGACGGATACGCCAAAGGAAAAGAAACCGGACTAGAACTAGGACGGGGTCAAATCTACAAACAACTAATCAGCCTAGGTGTAATACAACCATCAAACCTTGGAGAAAACTGGGTCATAATTCACACCGATAAAGGGCCAACAGATATCCCAAAGAAAAGGATGCTAAACAATGAATAACCACCCACAATTCGACTCACACCGATACACCGAACACGACCTAGCCAAACACATCGTAATCTATGACTTCGAACGCACAGGCTGGCAAAACGTCCACGTCAACCCAGACGACTACGCAGCTGACCTAATCGCCACCAGCGGGCGCACAGGGGCTGTTTGGACTATCGAAGTTGAAGTCAAACGCAACTGGGACACCGGACGATTCCCCTACAAAACAATTCACATTTCCCACCGAAAAGCCAAATACAACAACCCCCACCATTTACACGTCACAATCAACAAAGACTGGACTCACTACATAATCATTCCGCCCTACGCCCTAGCGGAAGCCAAACCCGTAATCAAATCCACATCACTATCAGAAAAAGAACTATTCCTAGAAATACCAATCACCGAATGCCAAATAGTAGAAAGAGAAAACACATAATGACCGTCCTAACCCACCAAGTTGAAGAATTGACAAGAGCAATCAGCCAAGTCATCAACAATGAACACCAAAAAGCCCGTATCCAAGTTCTCAAAATGGTTGAAACTGGAATGGCAGCTGGTGACAACCCAACAACAATCCTGTGCAACATCCTTGACTGGTGTAAAGGAGAAACCAAATGAAAGACATAATTTCTTGGATACTGCTCACAATGTCAGCATTTGGGGCCATCTACGCCATCGGTCTAGTCATCAGTTACTTCATTCTTCCCAAAGACTTCAACGATGTAGACCTTGACGAAATACCTGGTTGCGACTGTTACAGGTGTGAACGCAGATGAACAACAACGAATTCATAATCAATGCTGTCAAAGGTGAACCAAACAGTCTGACATCAATTGCTTTCCACACCGGAACAATCTTGGAACGTGAACGCATCATCAAGCTGCTTCAAGAAGTCCAACATTTAGACGGGTTACCAGGAATCAAATATGCCATCGCTGTAATCAAAAGCGAACGAGAAAACAAATGAGCAATTGGCACGACTCCAAAGAATGGAAAGAAGCCAGAGCAACAGCCAAACGAATCCTAGAACCACGATGTGCAAGCTGCCACAAAGAGTTGGAAGGTAACGACTGGACTATTGACCACATCACACCACCATCTAAGTCCGGTGGTATACCAGACCACAGCATCGACAATCTGCAATCAATGTGCAGAAGCTGCAACAGCAAGAAGCAAGACAAGACCTTGCTACGAATTGAATGGAGAAACCCAAGATGGTTCACCTAATCCGTAGGCATAAGCCCAAGCACCGTCAACGATTCAACTACTGGGGCTTTGTAGTAGGTGAATGGCGCACCCTAGTCAATTGGTATCGCTACTTCCGAACAACTGTTCGCAAATAACCATCACGAAATCAGCCCGTCCGTTTTTTCTGACGGGTCACGAAACATCGCCCGCAGGACTCGCACTTTTTCCGAATAGTCCAAAAGTTTGGGGTAGGCTGGGCAAACAACCGTTCGAAAGGAAAACATTGATTTACGAAACCACCAAAACTTGGATTGATACGCTCACCCTGAATTCCGAAAGCCAAGTTCACGCTGATTTGGCTTTGGCCCTAGCTGCCCGTTATGACGAAAAAGGCGAAACATCAACCGCTGGCGAATTACGAAAGACAATCAACGAATTGAAACTGATGATGGGCAAGGTAGAAGAATTGTCGCCACTTAGGGAACTTCTGAAACGTGACGTGCGAATCAAGTCACCCGAACACACTCCATTACCTAGATAGGTTTGAAATGTTGTTCCCAGCCCGATGGACAAAACCGCTTTCCGAAGATTTCCCAAGCGATGCTGACAAGCTGCTTCAGGTTGTAGAACTTGCTTACAAAGACATAGACAATCCAAACGGAATAATTTTGGATGATTGGCAAAAGTGGTTGTTGCGCCATATGTTGGAACGCTATCCCGATGATTGGCACGATAAAGAATTGGCTGGGCGGCTTAGGCTACGTCAATGCATAGTGTCAATTCCCCGCCAGTCCGGTAAGTCACTCATAGCCAGCATCCTTGGCATCTGGGGTTTGACAATGCGAACAGGTCAAGTTTTATCTTTGGCATCAAACACCGAACAGGCAGGAATCATTTATGGTCGTGTTTTGGCAACCATTTTGAATAACCCCGAATTAAAAGCGATGTTCAAAAAAACAACCGAAAGACGGGGAATTGTTTCTGCTGACGGTTTAAGTCGCTATGACATCAAACCAGCAAAAGAAAGTTCAATCCAGGGCTATCGTGTTGATACGGGCTTGCTGGACGAACTTCACATATGGGGAAAAGGAATGTGGACTGCTGTAAACCAAGCAACCGCAGCTAGTGCTGATGCGTTCCTTTGTGGCGTGACGACAGCAGGGGATTTGAGTTCGGAAACACTTATTGACCTTTACAAATTAGGTGAACGGGCTGTGAATGGTGACCCTACTTTGGAACGCTTTGGTTTCTTTGTTTGGGAAGCGCCTGAAGGGTCTGCTATTGATGCGGAAGCGGTTCTAGCATCAAATCCAGCGGTTCAATGTGGTCGCATTCCACTTGACCGGATTATGGGTGATTTGGCTACGATTCCAGAACACGAAGCCCGTAGATATCGCCTAAACCAATTTATAAACGGGGCATCAGAATCTTGGCTTCCAGCCCCAGTTTTTTATGCTAATCAGGGCCACGGTATTGATGACATTACTGGTTGCGTTATTAGTGTTGATACAACCGTGAAACTGGATTATGCAACCGTAGCTGCAGCTAAAAAGGTTGGTGATAAACATCAGACAGAACTTGTTGCTTCAATGGTCAACCCGTCCGAAAACAAACTTTACGAATTGCTAACCGATGTTTTACGCAGAACCAAAGCAACAGCAATTGTTATTGATGGTTCTAGAATGCCAAGTTTGCAAAAAAGGTTGAAAGCAAATGGTTTTCCGGTCTGGCAGTTGTGGTCTAAGGAAGTAGCTGCAGCTTGTTCAACCACTTTCAGTTTGTTCCAACAAAACCTTGTTGAATGGAATGGTGATGACCAATTGCTGGTCGCTCAGTCGCCCCGTGGTGTTGCCAGGTATGTTGGAGAAAATTGGTATCTTTCTCGCAAGGATTCTTTGGGGGATATTGATAGCGTTTTGGCTACCGTTTTAGCGATTTATGTTTCTGCGACACGCCCCAATGATTTTGTTGGCATTTTATAAAGGACAGTTATACTTCTGCCCGTGGCAAGTATTTGGAAACGCATTTTCAATCAGACGGAAACCCGTGCTGTTAGTCAGACGATTCCGCCCCGTTCTACTACCCTAGCCAGCCCTGAAACCGCCCTTTCTTTGACAGCGGTATGGCGTAGCGTGCAGATACTTGCCACATCGGTTTCGAATCTTGGATGGCAAACAAAGCGCTATGCGACTGGGATGGAAATGGTTGTGGATAACCCAACCTTTGTCAACAGCCCTAGTTTGACCCAAACCCGTCATCAATTCATTTACTCAACGGTTGCTGAAATGGCCCTAACCGGAAATGCTTTCTGGGTAAAGTCTTTTGATTCTGCTGGACGTGTCAATGATGTTACTTTGTTACCTTCCGCATCTATAAGCGTGACCCTTTCAGAACCTAACAACTTGCTTTCCGCCCGTGTCTATAACTACTTAGGTCGCTCATACACCGCTTTTGAAGTAGAACACTTGCAGTTGTTCCCAAGGGCTGGTTGGCTAAAAGCCCCTAGCCCAATTCAGGTTTGTGGCGATGATATTGTTGCAGCTTTAGATTTGCGTGACTACCAAGCCAACTGGTTTAGTTCATCAGGCATCCCAACTGGTGTCCTAAAAACTAACAAAGACATCACGCCCGCTGATGCTGAAGCAATAACAGCTGCTTGGCACACGAAACAAGCCCAACGCCAATTGGCTGTGCTTTCACAAATGGAATACCAGTCAATTCAGTTGAACCCAGCAGAAGCGATGTTTACCGAAGTATCTAGCCAGGTCGTCCAAGGAATTGCCCGCCTATTTGGTATCCCAGCCCGTAAGTTAGTGACAGGTGTTGACGGAACTAGCGACACTTACAGCAATCTAACCGATGAAGAATCCGCATTCTTCCGTGAAACACTTCAGGCTTACACCCGCCCATTACAAGATGCTCTAAGCCGCTGTTTACCCCGTGGCGCAAGATGTGAACCGCTTTGGGAAGATTTGATTTTGTCTAAACCAGCCCGAATTTCAATGTGGAAAGATGCCATTGATGCGGGAATGGTTACCCCAGAATATGCTGCAAGGAAAGAAGGATTCATTGGATAACTTGGAAACCCGTGAAGTCGAATTTCGACTTGACACAAAAGAAGAACGCACAATCACCGGAATTGCTGTTCCTTATAATCAGGATGCCAACATTGGTGGGGCTTATGTTGAACGCTTTGTTCGTGGTGCTATTGATTCGGTGGCTGACGTAAAACTTTTTTACGGTCACGAAACCCCAATTGGTGTTGTCACCGAAGGTCGTGACACGGATGCAGGTTATGAAGTTACCGCAAAAGTATCTGACACCACCTTGGGGAACGATGTGCTTACGCTTATGCGTGATGGTGCATTGAATAAGTTTTCGGTGGGCTTTGTGCCTGTCGAACAGGAACGGGATGGTAACACCATAACCCGCACCAAAGTTAGTTTGCGGGAGATATCCGTGGTCAGTTGGCCCGCCTATTCCGCAGCTAGTATCACCGAAGTTCGTGAAGAATCCCCTTCCGAACCAGAAATTCAAATCGAAAATGAAAGTGAGCGTGACTTGGAAACTCCAAACACCGAACTAGACATTCGCCAGATTCAGGACGAAATGGTGGAAATCCGCCGAATCGCTGAATCGAATGTCGCCCCAGCAACCCCAATCGCCCCAGCATTTATGAAGTTCCGTTCCCAAGGTGAATTTGCGAAAGCACTTGCCAAGGGTGATGGAGAAGCTGCAGAACTAATTCGTGTTTACGAACCAGGAACTAGCGCTGACACCTACAACCTTCCAGGCTGGGTTGGATTCATCAACAACCTAATTGATATGAACCGTCCATCTTGGAATGTTTGGTCAAAGGGTATTTTGCCAGCCAGCGGTCTAACCGTTGACTATGCCAAGGTAACCACCAACGGTGCAGTTGTTGGTCTGCAAGCTGCAGAAAACGATGCAATCTCACAGGGCAACATTGTTATTGACAATGTTTCTACTGCTGTCAAAACCTACGCCGGACAGACAATTCTTTCACGCCAACTGGTCGAAAGAAGTTCAATCCCGTTCCTTGACACCGC